AGTGGTCATCTGAGGAAATAGCTATACCATATAGATCACCAATAGACAACCGTATTCACAGGTATTTCCCTGACTTCTATATAAAGGCTATCGACAAGAATGGTAATATCACGGAACAACTATTGGAAGTAAAACCTAAGAAAGAGACCAGAGAACCAGCCAAGAAAAAGAGAATAACCAAACAATATATTACCGAAGTGACCACATGGGGCAAGAACCAAGCCAAGTGGAAAGCAGCAGAAGAATATTGTTTGGATAGAGGCTGGCAATTCAAATTAATTACGGAAGACCATTTAGGTATTAAATAAATAACTATATGGCAAAAAATTATACATCACAAGAAATCGGCGATTGGATGACGGGCAAAGCCAAGAGTGCTTCTGGCTACCGTAATAAAATCATGTCTAATACCGAGCGCAATAGAGACAGTACCGTAATAGGTAAAATGTACTTTTTCTGGTACGATCCAAAGCACAAAGATACCCTTCCAATGTACGATAGATTTCCCTTGGTATTTCCTATTGAGCGTTATCCAGATGGCTTTCTAGGCCTTAATCTACATTACCTCTCATTTGGTGAGCGCAGCGCACTACTGAATACCATGATGAAATTCCGTAATAATAATAAAATGAACGCAACCACCAAGCTCCGTGTCACATATGACTTATTAAACAATACTGGTAGAATAGCTAGTGCCATGCGCCCATGTATTAAGAGATATTTGTTCAGTCAGGTCAGATCATCATTTGTGGAAGTAACGGCGGACGAATGGGATAAAGCCATGCAATTACCTGTCGCAGTATGGGTTTCAAAAGGATAAAATAAATGCCTAGTTTTAAAATAGACAACCAGCCAACATTCTTGAGAATGCAGGACTTCTATGCTTATTCCTCAGCATTTAGTTCGCTGGCTAAATCATGTCGATTTGCCGTACAGATTATTCCCAGTGGTATTAATTCGACGCTAGGCAGACTAGGCTATGGCGATTTTATGAGACAATTTACCTATCTATGCGAGTCGGCTGAATTCCCTGGTCGTGGTTTTGATATGGCCGATATATCATATTATGGCCCAAGCTTTAAGGTGCCTTACCGTACCAATTACCAAGAAACAGCCATGACATTCCTATGCCGTACGGACTCATATGAAAGACAATTCTTTGATGATTGGATGGAAATAATTAATCCAACCAATACATTTGACTTTGCTTATAAGGATAATTATAAGTGCGAGATTAATATGTTTCAATTTAGCGAACAAGCTGCAACATCAGGCCAGACAGAACCGCTGGCTACCTATGCATGGACTCTACATGATGCATGGCCTGTCCTTGTTAATCCACAGCCAGTCACATGGGCAGACGATAATTTCCAACGTCTGGCTATTTCTTTTACATATACCAAGTGGACTCGTAAGAATAGAGATCCAAAATCAGGAACATTTAAATTAGTGAGAGACGGATCAAACGTTCGAGTTTAATATAAAGGATGAAAATATATGACTATACCTAAAATTGATGTGCCGATTTATGATATTACCTTGCCATCGACTGGTAAGACTATTAAGATTCGACCATTTCTGGTAAAAGAAGAAAAGCTTTTATTAATGGCAATCGAATCAGGAGACAATGAGAATATCATCAAGACCACTAAGCAAGTAATCAATAACTGTATTGTGTCTGGTGATCTTGACTTAGAAAAGATACCATTCTTTGATGTGGATTACCTGTTTATAGCACTGAGAGCCAAGTCTATCGGTGAGAATATTGAGACTTCCTATATCTGTAATAATCTGGTAGATGGTATTAAATGCGGTGGTGTATTTGAAGCTGTTATTGACATATCCAATTGCGTCATCGAAAAGAATGATGAAATTAGTATGGATATTACTCTATCAAATAAGATCGACATTAAGATGAAATATCCATCTTATTCTATTATGAAAACAATTACGGGCAATGAAAGTAATTTTCAAAAGAAAATCAGAGTTATTTCCAGCTGTATTGAGCGAATTACCTCAGGCGATAAGACATACTCAAGCAAGGATTTCTCAAAGGAAGAACTGGTAGAATTTATTGAGGGTCTTACAAGTGAGCAGTATGTTAAGCTGGAAAAATTCGTAGATAATTTACCTTCGTTTGCTATTAAATCTGGTGGTGTATGTGGTAAGTGCGGATTCAAGCATGAGATAAAGTACACGGAATTTACCCGTTTTTTTCAATAATGCTTGGCCATGACAAACTAATGAATCATTATAAGACTAACTTTGCACTCATGCAGTTCCATAAGTATAGTCTTACCGAATTAGAGGGAATGATTCCTTGGGAAAGATTTATATACGTTGATTTGCTCAAAGAACACCTAAAAGAACAAGAGCAGAAAAATCGTGACCAAGCAGCAACATTTAAGAAAGCACAGAGAAGATAAATGGCATTCAATCTAGAAGGTATGACAGTCGATTATAAAACCATGTATCGTATGGTACCATCGGATCGATTTGCAGTGGCTCAAAGCGGCATAGCTAATGATCTATTGTCTTCTTTGACTCCGGGTCAATTAGCTAATCTATTTCCTAGATATTATAGTAATAGACTTCCAGATATAGGCAATTCAGGATCTACATCAGCCCTTGGAGGTGCTTTGTCTGGAGGCACCTCATTTGGTAGTGGCGGCGGCGGTTCATACTCTCCCGCATCTGCCGGTGGTTCAGCAGCACCATCTAAAACAGCGCAGCAAATGGCAGTAGAAAGAATCCTATCAGAACATGGTATTACAGCTAAAACAGAATCCACAACTCTCACTGGTAAAGAAGGACAAGTTTTAGCTACTATCAGACACCGCGAATCAGGCGGGAATTATGCTATTGAAAGTAAATCATCCAGCGCATCTGGTGCTTATCAGTTTATCGATTCTACATGGCAAACTCTTACAGCAAAATATGGAGTTGGTACAGAATATGGTAGAGCAGCATGGGCACCTCCAGCAGTCCAAGATGCCGTAGCAAAAGCTTATGTAAAAGAAATTTTAGCTCAAAATGGCGGTGATATATCCAAAGTGCCTCTGGTCTGGTATACAGGCAATGCTCAAGGTCAAATGTCAGCTCAAGCTTTGGCTGTGAATGGCGGTCTAACTCCACAGAGATATCAATCCAATTGGATGAATGACTTTAGTAAGTTTGCAAACATTGCAGAAATCGAATCGTCGGTTGATGATATCAAGAGACTTGAAGACTTGAAAGCCGAATTGATACCTCTTTCTGAGGAAATCAGAAGTCAACTGGATGCCAAGACGCTTGAGATATACGATAGAGGATCCAATGAGCAGAAGTGGAATATTGAACAGGCTATTAAAATAGCTGGCGTTCAAGGATTTAATCAAGAATTGAGTAGACATCCTATCAATGAAGCAACAGTCACAGCCACCTCTGAGAGATTTTCTGTATTGAGAGGCAACATCGATGAGGTAAATCCAAAGCTCCAGAATGTTATTAATGCTGCTTCTGGTGATTTACCTCCTGGTTATAGTGTTAAAGCTATCTCAGGTAAAGATTCCCGACTAAGAACAGGAACACAGAACCATCCTGCAGGTCTAGCAATGGATGTGCAGATATATGATGGTGATGGAAACTTAATTCCTCATAATAGCAACAGTCCTGGTTGGAAATATTATGAGATGTTATATAGATCCGCGCACATTCGTGGTCAGCAAATGTACCCAGATGATAAGTTTATTTGGGGCGGCGCTTGGATATCGGATGCTGCTGGTCGCGGTGATCCTATGCATTATCAGATTGTGGATCCATCTGTGCGCGGATCATCAACTTCATCTGGTAGATATTCTTTTGATAATGGTCTAGACCCATCACATCCATTTGTTAGAGAGGGTGGACAATTAAGCGCAAAAGAAAGAGAAGACTATGACGCTTCCGTATTGGCCAGAATTCAAGCTGAAAGAAATGCATCCGATCCTGTAACAGCCGCTCAGAGTAATATGCAGTTACCTCCTTCGCCAGTTCCTGCGGAAACACCACCACCTCCTCCTGCACTATCAGCTGGTGGTACTGTAGAAATGACTCCTGGTGAGAACATTGCTGGCATCAATACAACAACTGGTAAAGTCGAGTTTATGAGTAATGATAGGGAATTGTATACCAAAGATGACCAGGGCAATCTCCGAGTTGATCCTTCTACCATTAGACAGGAAGATCAAAAGACTCAAACAGCGCCTGCTGAACCACAAAGAATGGAAATGCCAAATCAATCTATACAATCAAAACCACAACAGCCAATGCCAGTAAGTACACCTGATCCAAACTTCTTAGACACAATGTCCTCTGGTTCAATGGCATCATCACCATCACAATTGAGAGCATTGAACAGAGCAAAGCTTTACAGTGAAAATAGTGGTAGTTTAGTCAACGGCCACTTCTCATAATAAAAAAGGGCAGCCGCGAAGCTGCCCTTTCTACTCTCACGCTGCAATTATTCGTCTGCAAGACCCTTGAAGTAGTTAAGGTCTTCGTCCTCAGTATCAAATGGCACATCATCTGCGACAGACTTACGAGCCTTTGCAGCCTCGAAGTTTGGCTTCTGAGTAACAGAATCGGTGATCTGGTCCTTGACAGGAGCATCAGCCGAGCCGAGAGTTGCGCCAAGAACGTCCTCGAGCTTCCGCTTGAGTTCGTCGTATGACTTGAAGTTCTTAGGATCCAGAACTTCCTTGAGAGAATGCTCGGACTTCCAAATCTTCTCAAGCTCTGCGTCATCATCAAGCAGAGGACCAGGAGTGTCAAACGATGAGGTATCGTAGTTGACATAACCAGCGACCATCTTAGAACGGAGCTTGAAGTTAGCACCA